GTCAATGTGCAAGTTGTGATTACGCACGGTTCTCCCTCGTTTGTGAGCGGCCCATCCGGAAGTTCAATAGGCTCGAGGTTCGCAAAAAGTTCCGCAATCTCTTCTTTACTAAGCTCGCGAAGCGGGTGTTCAGAATTGCTTTTGGTTCTCATCTACTGCCTCAACTTCCTATCATTCCGCCGTCTGTAGCTCTACAAGCTGATGGATCACTCGTTCCAGTCGGTCGAGCACGATATCACAGCCGAAGATAAACATTTGCAGTCTCCTTTCCTGTTAATACAGCAGCACGGGCTTACCGGCTGCGCGCGTCATGTTGTTGATGTTGGGGACGACCACGCGGGCAAGCGTCTTACCATCCACAACGAGGTTCACATTGATGGGCTCGCGGCTGCCCTGTGCCATCGCCTCCATAACGGCCTGCTTGATGGTCGAAAGCGGCGCTTCGACGTTCGTTCCGCTCTTCTGGTCGCCCAGTACAGCGAGGAACTTTCGGTTCGGTGGGATGACCGCACCGCTCGCAAGCGCTGGGATCTCGTTATACACAGGCGCATTGCCGTCTAAGTTCTGCGCCGCCACCCGACGGCTGCGCGTTGGGGCCTTTGTTGATACGCGCGTGCCGGTAAAGCCGGACGTTGCCTTTCTGACTTTGGAATCGTCCACACTATCAACGAAGAATTTGAGCGCAAGGCCAATCGCCGCCGAGATGATGAACGCCGTACCGGCGCTGACGATGCCCAGCGCCGCAAGGCCAACGCCGAGAACACCGGCCAGCAGTCCAAGAAGTACGCTGCGCCCGATGCTGACAAGCCGCTGCGTGCCCTTCTTCGGGTCTTTGCGGACGCTGTAAATGCTCAGTCCGAGAATCAGGCCTAATCCCATGCCGACGACTGTACCGACGCCCGGCGTCACGATAGAGCCGATAACAGCGCCAAGCAGCGCGCACAGCACGACGATCAACTCGGAAAGAAGCTGCGATTTGCCGCCGTGTTCCTCGTCCCCCTCTGCAAAGCCGGTGAGATAGAGGCCGAGGATCGCGCCCAGGCTGAAACCGGCCACGCCGCCGGTGATGCCAAGAAACACGCTGCCAAGCAGCGCACCGAGCAAAGCCGTGATGACCACGATCCACGCATCCTCTGCGTCCATCTCGGTTTTCCATGTTTCGGGGTCAAGGCCCACAAGGTACAGCCCCAGCAGCACGCCGAGGGATAAACCGATGACGCCGCCCGTGATGCCGCCGAACGCCGCGCCGAGTGTTGCACCGAGCAGCGCCGTTAAAACGGTCAGCCATGTTGCCTTGCTCTTGGGGATAACTTTCTTGTCAAAGCTCCATTTTAGGTCATCCACGACGATTTCAAGCCCCGCGCGGATGGTCTTAAAGATATCATTGATCTTCTGGAACACCTTGTCGAGCTTTTCCATCATGGGCCCTTCGTCAAAATCAAAGTCCGGCGCAATGGCGGATGCTCCGCCGCCACCGCCGCCAACGGACGTTGTCGTGCTGAGTTTGTTGATCTCATCGAACGCCGCGAGCGCGTCTGTCGCTTCCTTTGCCGCCTTGCCGGTCGCGTCAATGGCGGCGGCCTCTTTGTAGAGGTTTTTGCCCGATGCCTCCATGCTCTTCTTTGACTTACCGCTCAGAATCGAAATGATCGTCACGATCTCCGACACAATGGCCGCAAGCAGATTCATTAGCCACGTCAGCGCCGGAATGAGTACGTCCATCAAAGGCGCGGCCAGCGTCAGCAGCGCACCTTTGAGGCGGGCAAAAGCGTCGGATGCCTCTGCGCTGGTCGCAATAGCCGCCTTGATCTGCTTGCGCAGCGCCATGAGCGCCGCCGTGATGACTGAGAATACAAGCATAGAGCGCGCTAAACTCTTGACCTGATCTCTGAAACGCGCGGCATACTGGCCCGCTTTGGCAAGCGCGGAATTCTCCGCCTCGCGCTCCCTGCGTTCCTGCTCCGTATTAGCGATCAACTCACCGGCAGCGACTTTTGCTTTGTCGAGCTTTACAGTCATGCTGTCGATGTTGGCGGTCGTCTCTTCGTAAGCAGCCGAAAGCGTTTTGACCTTCTTCGTCTGCGTGTGCAAAAGAGCTTCCTGCTGTTTGAGCTCCGCCTCCGCAGCGGCGCGGCGGTCGAGCACTTTGGCCTGATATTCGTTCTGCGTAAAACCCTGTTTTTGGATCCATTCGCGGTCGTTCAGCCGTTCGACTTCCTTTCGCAGCATCTTCACGCGTTCCTCAGTAGCTTTCGCTGCCTGAGATGCGGCGTCAAGCTGCTTTTCAAGGTTCATCTTATTGCCCATTTCCTTTTCAAGCTTGCTGTTCAGTTCGGATATCTCGTCACGCAGCTTGCTCAGTTTCTTTTGTGCTTTGGTCGAATCCAAATCACAAGAGAAAATCACACTGCCGTCAGCATTCGCCATTTAATCACTCCTTTCCCAATTTCAACCAGGTCGAAATGGTGGTTTCTTCTTCCTGGCTGAGCTTATTTTTTATGTTCACGAGGTCGCTGTTGCGGCGGTACCATTCGCGTTCGTCCTTTTCGAGCGCCTTTCCTCGTGCTTTTTTGTCTCTGATGCTCACGACCTGTGCAAAGGTGCAGTCACCGAGATCGTTATATGCACCGAGAAACGTCCACCAATGGACGC